CCAACTAAAGCGTTTTTATCTGGCATACTACCATCTCTAGCTTCGTTTAGACCAGTTACATCTCTTATCATTTGTAAGTAGTAATTATAATTTGCAATAAGTGCTTGCATTTTATTACCACCACTTCCACTTGTTATTTCTTGTATTGGAACTTTACCAGGATTAATATCACCATCTTGCGTAAATGATCTACCTAAAACACTACCTGTTTGAAAAAACATGTTTAACGCTTCTTGTGGGTTGTAATTAGTTCCATTACCCAAGTCTATTTCTGCTAAACCATCAGCATCAAGATACACACCATCAGGAACCATACGCGACATTACTTGTTGTAATTTTAAATGCGTAAGCTGTATCATATCTGCAAATCCTGTTATACGTTTTACTAATGAATCAATTTTACCGTCGTACATTCTAGGTGCAACAATAGCGTAGTTCATCTTAACTTTAGTAAAATCACTTTTAGGACGCATCATATTTGTTGCCATTTCCCATTTAAGTAATTTGTCAGTACCTAATATTAAAGCGCCTTCAAATAAAGTTTCTATAGATCTTAATAGTCTTGAATAACCACCTTCTTTGTTTTCAGGTGGATCAAAAGAATCATCTCTAGGTATTATTTTTTCCGCACCAGTTCCAGTTTCTTTTATTTTATAAACTTCATTCATGTATGTTTTATAGTTAAAATATAAAACTTGAATAGTGTTATTGTCTTCTTTTTTCGCAGAATATCTTGTGTTGTTATTATTTCTACTATAATTTTTATTATTCATTATATCTTCAAGATCACTTTCTGATAAATGTGGAAACTGTTTTGCTAACTCATTTACAGGTATAGATTTTACTTCACCAACATAATATATATCATCAAAATATGGTGAGTCAGTATATGAATAAACTAAATCTGCAGGATCAACGTAATCTATAACAACACCCTCTGAAGTATTAAAACTTGTTTTTACAGCTCCAATACCCAAAACTGTTAAATCATAATAAAATCTTTTCTTTATAAGCTCATATTTACTACCTTCAAACAAAACATTTAAAGCTTGTTCTTCTGCCATTTCTACAGCCTGCTTATAAGTTAACTGCATATGTAGAGTTAGTTCTTCTTCTGATTCTGGCAAGGTTTCAGTATCATTTTCAGCTAAAGATATACCAAATGCTTGTTTTGAAAAAGCATCAAGATCTTTAGTTCTCATGTCGGCTAGCATAGATTCCATATATTCAGTACGCTTATTTATGCCGTTTATATCTTGTGAGTATGCCTTTATATCGTATGTTCTTTCAGCTATACCGTTTACTACAATATCTACAAATTTAGATATTATAGGTACAGGTGTCCAATCTAAATTTAAATAAGATAAATCACCATTGATAGATAACTCATCTTTGTACTTTTGTATTGATTGCTCGCCTCTAGCGTATAGTCTCAGTTTATGAAAATCGTTATAATGAGACATATATCTATTTGAACTTCTGTCTTCATAAAACCACTCTGTCTCTATAGCTTTAGCAACTTTAAAACCATAGTCATAGCTTAATTTTTCAGCATCACTTACTGCTTGACTAGGAAAATAACTTTTGCTAGAATATGCCATATTTATTTTATTATTTGTGAATTATTTCCAGTGTTTTTATATCTAGAAATATTTATATTTAGTTTTTGTTTTTCAATTTTAGGATTTGGCGCGTATAAATGTCTATTGTTTGCCATTATAGCTAAACCAGAACTTATGGTTGCGTCAAACTTTGTTCTTTTGTTTATATCAAACTTACTCCAATCATTTAATAATTCATTAAAATATAGATCACCAAATGTACCGTCTTGTTTCATACCCACGTGGTCTTGTATATACATCTCAATAGCTGCAGCGTGAGCTTGTTTTATGTCTTCAGAAGAGTTAGGTATACCACCTACTTCTTTTTCTGCAACTGATAGTTTATTCCATGTCTTGTCAGGTCTGTTCATACTAAAACCTCTATAACCTCTACGTCTTAAATAATACAAAAGACGCGGTTTGTTGTTCTCTGCGAGTATTGGCATACCATAAAATACTAATGCCATTAATACGTCTTCAAAGAATATTTCAGCTGTAGGTGGTCTTGATAAGTATTCTAAAAAAAAACTATTCGCAGGAGCGTCTTCCATACTAAACCTGGTTAAGCCGTGTAATGCTCCTTTAGATCCTTCTCTATCTACAGTTCCTGATATATCATAAGAGTCACAACCAAATGCCCCCATGTGTTCATTACCAGGATATTTTATACCGTTTTTTAATACCACTCTATTCTGTAATTGCTGAGGTGGAACCCAACTAAGTTTAAATCTACCTTTTTGGTCTGGATAAAATATTACTTGTGAATCTTTAACACCGTTTACCCACTGAAAATTACCCGTTGTAATTCCAAGCGTTCTAGACATTTCTTCGTTGTAATCTATTTGCTCGTATATTTTAACAAGGTTAAATATAGAGTTTTTAGTTTCATCTCTAAACGCATGTTCTTCAGTTCTTGGAAACTGTCTATAAAACTCATTTAAAGCATCTTGATCACCTTTTAACCCTTCTGCTTCGTTATTCCAATGATCAACTACACCTATATCTATTAATTCACCGTCTGGGGCAAACACATCTGCGTCAGGAGTAGTGAATATTGGAACTCCGTACTCGTCAATAAATCCTTCGTAGTTCCACTCCATTGGGATAAACAGAGAGTATAAACCAGACTTTGTCTGACCGTTTCTATTTCTTTTAGTGACATCTGATGCATTATATAGTTTTTTAAAATTACCACCACCTTTATCTAACGAGTTGCTTGTTGAACCCATCATACACTTACCTATAATTCTACTACCTAATCTAAGACATGTTTTAGTAACCCTCCAATTATTTAATATATTATCCGGCCTTTCCCATTTACCACTTTCATCATGCACTAGCAAAGCAAGCTTTTCACCATCATAACTATTATCACCGGTATTTTTCCAATCAATAGTTGTATCTAAACCTTCTAAATCTTCAACTTGTTCGTTTGCTGTAATTTTTTTTCTTGTAAACTTACTAGCTGGCACTCTATACGCTAATTCTGTTTTTGGTCGATCCATACCGTCTTGAATAGGTTTAAAAAAGAACGGGTAGTTTATACTAATAGGTACAACTTTATCAGTAAACATTTTCTTAGCATCTGCACCTGTTTTAGATAGTATACCATATCTACTATCACTTGCAAGAGTGGCTAAATTAACTGTTTCAGCAGATGACATAAACGAAAACCCTGATCTTCTGTTCTTTAAGTAACACATACCGTAGCATCTTTTATCTGCTTTACAAGCTTCCCAGAATATAAAAAATAATCTATTTGCCTCTCTAAAATCTGGAGCTCCAACGTCAATTTTGCTCCATTGTAAATACATATAGTGTGTCCCTACTATATATGTTGGTTTACCATTGTTTGTAAACCAAAAACCCTCATCTCTACGTTTAAACTCTTCATCTATATAGTCGTACCACTGTTCTTTTTGATCTTCGGGATAATTACGCCAGTCAAATATATTTTTAAGACGAGATAATTCTTTAGGTTGATCAAACTTAACCCATTTGTTTTTATCGTGTTTAAGTATATTTTTAGGAGCTTTAGGCAGTGCTATAGCTAAATTTTGTATTTCTATTATTTCGCCTATTTGACCAGTTTTAGATATAACAATAATATCATGTTCTTTGTTATACCCGTACTTCCACTTTTTACTTTTATTAAGTCTACTTATAGTGGTTTTCTTTACAGGCTCAATAACGTTAACTAAACTTTGCTCGTACATTACTTAGATCTACCTTCTGCGAATCCTTTAAAAGCTTTTTTCTTTGTCTCTTCAGGTGTTTTGCCCTCAAGCAAGTTTTCTTCTTCTTGAATTCTGTTAAGTATTTCAAATGCATCAAATATAGCTAACTTTTTAGTAGCTGCAGCGTTCTTTAATCTATCAGCTGATACATCATCTTCAGTGTTTGTAATAATCTTTTCCTCTGCTACTTTTATCAGCTCATCAACTGCTTTGCGCCCAGCTTGGATTATACTCTTCTTCGTCTCCTTGATATTCATATTTAATTGTAATAAATTTAGATAAAACTCTATATAATCTTTCACCGTCAACAATAAACTCATATTCACTGTTTGGCGTAAAACCAATTAAGTCATTAACTTCAACTGCACCGTCTGAGTACTTAACAACGCCTTGAAGAGGTTTTTCAGATTCAATATTAAATTGGTCTATAGCTTTTAAAGGTTTCACAAAACAATAACCTTTTGGAGCTATCCACTCTTTATCTTTTTTATACAAAAAGATTTGATCGTGGTTTATAAAATAAGTGTCTTCGTTAAAGTAACTTCTACTATTTTTTTCAACACCTTTTACATTGTGCCACCTACGAAAAACATTATGATGTAATATAACTGTATCACCAGGCTTTATATTTGTATTACCAATTATAGGTGTTGATATAACAATTGCTTCTCTATTTACGTATTGATGGTTAAAAATTTCAGTATTAAGTATTAACTCTGAATCACCAACTTTCTTTTTATTATTATATCTTTCTCCTTTTGGCGTTACAACAAAGTTGTAAACGCTTTTCATTAGTATTCTAGATTATATTCTACAGATACAGCCATGTTTTTATTAAAGTCCTTCCAAGGCAACACATCTTTATTTTTTTTAATATATATAGAGTACTTATCTTCTTCTTCTAATATATCACAAATAGTATGTCCACCATAAACCTCTTGACCAACAGCATAGTGCATAGCGTCGTTTTTATAGTCTTTGCCTACACTAATCTTCCTTATTAGCTTCGCCATTTTCTGGATAGTTTATAGTGCCATCTTGCACATTAATATCAAAAGTTCCATATTCTTTTTGAAACTCATTTTGTAATACAGTAAGACTTTCTCTAAGGTTAGAAATACCATGCATCATTTCATGTTTTCTTACCTCTATAGAACCTATTTCTAATTGTACTCTATTTATATCATTAACAGCTTTTTGAACTTTTTTTAATTGTTCGTCAGTTATTTTTTCTGCTTTTGGTTTTAAGTCTATTACTTTTTCTTTTTTCTTTGTTTTTGCCATAATTTTATTTAATTTAAGTTAATTTAATTTATTAATATTCAAGACCTAATTTTATTCTTACAGGTGATGTTGTTAAAATTTCATCATTATTAGCTAATGCTGTTGCAATTTCATCACATACAATAGAATGTGATCCTAACGATGTTACTTTACCTATGGTAGCTAAATCCATAGCCTGTATTGTATCACCAACATCAAACACCTTTCTAGGATCAACACCGTCAACGGTTATAGTTCTAGAAGCATCAGCTGATGTTTTTTCTGCTTCGGGTGCACCACCAGAATCATTTACTAAAACACCTGTTGAAAAGTTTATAGCACCCATTGATACGCCAGCTACATATATTTTACTTAAACCACCAGTAATACTAGGTTCTGGATCTATAGTAAAACCTTGATCTCTTTGTTCTGAATTAGCACCAGCTCTAACTATACTTGTTGAATAAAAGTTATTGTAAGGTGTTGTATCACCAGTTGAATGCGTATCATCAAAAACAATTACACCCATTAAGTTTGTTTGGATACTAATGTATGGTGCAGTAGCAGCGTTTGGCGTACCAAGGGTTACTGGTGCAATACCATCTTTTGATTTTGCAAACCATAATTGAAAATCAATTTCAGCTGCTCTAGCGCCATGATTACCTTGTAAAATCATAGAAGCACTTGTTAATCTACTTATTCCTCTTGGTACTTCTATTTCTAACCAATCAAAAACAACATCTTTATCTGCAAATGCATTATCGTCTCCATTTGATGCGATTTGGTTTGTAACTGGGGTTAGTGTTCTTAACCAACCTGTGTCAAAATATTCTGCCATAATTTATTTTTTTACTTTTTCTAGTGATCTACCGCCAAAATAAGCACCGATCACTGTTATTAATACTAGTTGTAATAAGTCTGTCCACTTGTCTTGTACTGTAAAGCTAATAGCGCCAGCGTCAATAAATATTAACAACACTGTAGCTACAACTAAAAATACTAGTACTAATGGTCTTATATTTTTACTTAACCATGAATCACTGTTCATATCAAGTTTCCACCTCTCTGTTACTTGCTTTTGCATCTCAGCTTCGTAACTCATAATCATATCTTTTAATTTTCTTTCAGCTTCTAGCTTTTCTTCTTTTGACGTGTGTAAATTATCTATTACACCACCTACGTTTTTAACTAGCTCTGCTGTACCTTTTGATAATAAATTTCCTAACATTTTATTTTTTTTAATAACCTCCACCTCCACCGGTGCTTCCTCCGCTTGTTGGCGGTGGCGCATATGGGGTTGTTGTTTGTTGTTGTGTTGGTGGTGGGGTTGTTTGTTGTTCTGGTAAATCAACAGGTGCTATAATTTGATCTATTCGTTCTTCTTCAACCTCTCTATTTCTTTGTTCTAAAATTTGTCGTTCTATATTTTCCTGTTGTCTTTCAAATTGTTCTTCTTGCTGAGGATTTCTAGCTGAAGCATGATCAATGCCTCCCATATAACCTGTTTGGCCTCTATAAGTATGAGTGTGAACACCTGTAATACCTTTCGATTTTGCCCATTCATCAGCTTCGCGTGATGTGCTATATAAAGGTATTCCGTTTATTGTAGTTAATATTGCCATTATAATTTAAATGTTTCCACTGTTATTACCGTGATTAGCTTCTTTTTCCCATGGAAAATCGTGGCTACCAGCCTCTTTTGCAACACCATCTACAATTATCATATCTTTTCCATTAATTGTTTTTCTTGGATATACTTTACCGTTATATGTTATACTATCATCTGTATACGCTAATTTACCAAGCTTCATATCTGTAGCATGTCTCATTTCATGCATTACCACTTGTCTTTCTTCTGCACTACCTGGTATTATGTTTTTATTTATATATATTGTGCCATCCATATTGGCTTCACCCATAACACCTTCATCTAATGGTTTTCTAATAACAGGTGTACCAGGTACAGAAGCATCACCACCTTGCTCACCTCCAAACTTTAGTTTAGATCGTAAACTTCCATAACTCATATATGGTTGTCTTGCTTTACCTAGTTTAAATCCCATTATCTATCTTTATCTTTAATCATATCATCTATAGCCTTGTTATAAACTTTATCTGTATATGATTTATTCTTATAAAATACACTTCGTTCTGAAGTGGGTAAGTCTTCCTCACCTAATAAGATACGATATATCCTACTTATCATTTGAGAGCATTTCCACGAGGTTTTAAACACAGAGTACATTATAGTAGTTCTATTCCTATGTCTCCATACATCTATCCAACCCTCATCTCTTAACCTCTCCCATCTTGCTTTATCCCACGAATATGTATAAACTCCGTTGATAAAATCGTTTCGTGTAAATCTTCCTTTACAATCTAAATAAATTAATAATTCTAAATCTGCATCTTTTAACCCGTAA